GTCACTGCTAACTATGCAGCAACAGCTGGTGCTTGTGTTAGATTAGTAAAGGATGCGGGGTAAACTATGGAAAACATTATTTCAACATTGGCACCCCTTATTCCACCAGCAGCATTACCACTTCTTATTGCTGTAGTGTTAGTTATATGGGTTTATTATAAACTTCAATCTATAAAAGATGATAGAGAAGTAACTAAAGTTGCTAGAGATAAAGATAGTCAAGAACTACACGATATAGTTCAAAAGAACACTTGGGAAATAAACAATCTAAAGTTAGAAAACCAACATAGAGATACTATATTGGATGATTTGAGACAACAGTGTAATGAACTAAATGTAAACTTAGCTGTTGTTAGTCAAAAACTAGATACATTGGTTGAAGCAATAAAAGAGTTGAAGAAGTAACGTTACTAATTTTTTATTGAGGAAACATATAATGATGCAGAATTTTGATGAAATAATCGACAGCTGCCGCAGATTCTTGAAGAAGTCTTCAAGCAGATATTCGTCTGAGATTTCTAAGCAGGTCAATGACCTTGAAGCTTTTCAGGGAAACTTCTGGACAGATACAGTAAAGAAGCAATATTTACGTTCAGGAAAGAGAAAGTATTGTTTACATTTTTCAGATTGGTCAGTTTTAGCTAATGCTATTGTTTCACCCTATACACAGTCACCATGGCACATTGAACTAACTAACCGTTTAGGCGCTGAAGAAATTCAGGAGTATATCAACTCTATTGAAGGTGAAAATGATATAAAATTCGAGTTCAAGAAAGCTCTAACTCGTGCAGTTATTTGTGGTGCTGGATATCTTGTTATTACTACTATTACAGATGAAATCACTGGTGAACCTAAGATTACTGCTGAATTTGTTACTCGACAGTCATCTGTTGCTATTGACCCAATGGTTGAAAAGACAGATTGTTCTGACGCAGAAGAAGGTGCTATTGTAAACTATATCACATTGTCAAAAGCAAAACGTCTTTACGGCGAAGATGTTGTGCCTTATAAGTTTCCTGATAACCAACCTAAACTGAATTTTGTTGGAATTGACCAATGGCCTAATCTTGAAGACTGTGTTCAGATTGTTTCTTACTACAAGAAAAATGAAAATGGTTTTGTAGATTATTACAAGATTTGTGGAAACTATGTTGTAGAACAATTGGAATTACCTATCAAATATATTCCTATTATTCGTTTTGCCGGTTATGAACAGTATACTAATACAGGAATAAAATATACTGGTATTGTCGATAAGACCTGGACCTTACAGCTTGGTTTGAATATTGCTTATTCTACATTGATGGAACGCGCTAACCGCTCTATCAAGGCTAATATCATCATGAGTAATCAGGCTGGACAAAATCTTGACCCATATTATGAAAAGAAGGAAGATGAAGATGGTTCGATTATTATGTATAATCAAGGTGCTGATATTCCGCAGGTTATTCGTGAAAGTTTCGAAACTGGCGACCTTAGCTCTATTATTGAGAATACACGAAACCTTATTGCTGATGTTATTGGTATTCCACTAGCCGGTATTCTTGGCGATACTGACAAGACCGCTACTGAAATTCTTATTCAGAACAACAACAAGGAATCTAATGTTGCTATTTTCTACGATAATGCTTATAAGGCCAATAGAACTGCTGGTAAAATCATCGTTGAAATGCTCAATGGTGGTTCTGATATAAACTTTGACCTTGAAAACGGACCTGATATTATTACCAATAATCTAAAACACAGACAGGAACTTACCGCTATTGCTGGTTTGATGCCGCCTGAAATGCAACCGCTCGTTGCAGTTCATATGTGTAATACCGTCGATTCTGATTTTGTTGAAGGTGTAAAGGCTGATATTATTGCTAACCTTGGACAGAACTTGAAGATTGTTTCTGAAGAACCTACTGATCCAGTTGCTATTCATGAACTTGAACAGATGAAGGCTACGCTCGACGCTACAATGCAGCAGCTCGAAATGATGAAGCAGGAAAATGAACAGATGAAGCTTGAAGCTCAGTCAATGGCCCTTATGTTGCAGAACACAAAGGAAAAGAACATGATTGACCTTGCTAAGCACAATGACAACATGGAACTTCAGGCTGCTAAACTTCAGTTGGAAGCTGATAAGCAGGGTGTAGATATCAACCTTGATATTATGGATAAGCAGGCTGAACTTGCTAAGACAGCTGCAGAGATTGAAGAGAAGAAAATCGATATTGCTGAAAAGGCTATGGGAGGGGTTTACTAATATGAGATTTGATTTAGGAAAACTCACTAGGAACGGTTTGTTGAATCATTATGCAGAAGACGCTGCTTACAGGCAGACACCTGAAGAACATGATGCTATGATTCACAAATACGAACGCCCCGGTATGACGCCGCTCGAAATGCTCGAAGCTACTCAGAAGGGAATCGATGAAGAAAAAATCAACCCTAAGTATTGGGACGATGAAACACCACGTTGGGACCTTGGCGGTTCTTCTTCATGGATTGACGGAATAGAGTATATTCCTTCTTTGGGTATTGCAGTCATGAAAACAAACGGAAATGAGTATTACTACCCAATGAGCGCTGAAGAGGTTGGTGACTGGATGACTTCTGACAGTTTGGGTTCTTACTATAATGCAAATGTAAAATTGAAAAAGTAAAGAGGATTTTCACATGAGAATGTTTGATATCAAAAATTCATGGCTTGACGACGAGGGTAAACCGCTCATTGGTCGTGTAAAGTTCTGTAAATTACACACTACAGTTCTTGAAAACGTCTATGATAATCAAGGCTATGTTTGTAATAACCCAATGTATACAAATACGATTGGTCAGCTTGATTCACAGGTTTTTCTAAAGGATAATACTGACTATACTGTTCGTTTTGAAAAATACATTGGAAACGGCGATATGAGTGAAGATCAGGATAACTGGTTGGATATTTACTCTTGTGATGATCTTTGGGACACTTACGGAATTGAAATTGATGCTACTTCTTTTCAACTAGTAAACAATATTACAGATTTACGAAACCTTGACCCTTCTACGGTTGCGACACGTGATAATCATAAGGTCATTATTTTGGGCGGTTATAATGTTATTGGTGATAAACCGCAGGTTATGTATATTTGGAATCCAACCAATACGTCATCTGATAATGGCGGTAATATAATCAAAGTAAACAATATTTCAAACGGTCGTTGGGAACTCGTAAATAACTTTGGTTCTGACGGTTTGGATGTTCGTCATTTTGGTGTATTTGGCACTGATTCACGTTCTGAAGCAACTGATTTGATGAGTATTCAGATCAATGTTGCTAACCAATATGCAGCTTATAATTCTATTCCATTGTATTTTCCTGCTATTGACGGACTTACATGGTATAAGATGAACGGTTTGAATCTGTATAACTCTATTTTTGCAGAAGAAACTAGGGTTTTTGGTAATACTAACCAACCTAATATTATTACGATGAACAATGAAAACGGTTATCTTGATTGCTATTCTGATTCTGATTATCACTCAGTTTTCAGAATTAGAGGTTCTGTTGTCAGAACTTCTTGGGGTGAAAATACAGATAACTGTATATATGAACCTTCATATAAGTTGATTGTAGATTCTGTTATAAACACCAACCACAAAGATTGGTCTAATATTATTGTCGAATGTATTTCTGAGATTTCTTACGCACAGTTTGACAGTTGCGAAATTCGTTCAGTTGAAAAATTGGGTGATTACACTTCATTTACAAATTGTCGTCTTGAAGAAAGAATGTTTATTGACGCAACAGATTTTGATACAGTTACTGTTCAAGATAATGATATTATTGACCTTGCTGACTGGCCAACTACATGGAAATGGTTGAAACTCAGAACTCAACTCAGTCAAGGTGCTCTTGATATGCAAGGTAGAACGCTTGACACTTACTGTAATGGTATTGTAAACTGGGTTGGTGCTATTACATTCAAGAATGCTATTTTTGCAACTGGTTTTGAAATTACACAGTCTATTATTGGATTAGAGAATTGTGGTGGTACAGTTCAGTTCAATGCTTCTTTACAAACACTTATTTGTGATAACTGTGCTATAGCTATTACTACTCTTCAGAATGCAAACCCAAATACTATAATCAAGAACAATTCTGAAATTACATTTACTAATGGTGTATTTTTTGCTGGTGAATTTGCTGCTCATGATTCAGTCATCACTGGTAGTGTAAATGCAAGTGTTCATGTTGTTGGTTCAAATAGTATATTCTATAATGCTATCACAGTTCATGGTATTCTGAATCTTCAGAGATGTACGGTTTCTGGTGCCATTATGCAAACCGCAACTGATGCAAACTTTGTAGTTACTTTGCTCAATAATACGCTGGGTAATTCATATTATATGTTTGGCGCACCGTTGACACAGTCTGTAGTTACAGGAAAGATTGAATACAACAATTCTAATGCAACAGCTGGACAAGCAATTATTATTGACCGTTCAAACTTTGATCCTGATGAAACTCATCATAATTATAGTTACAAGTATAATACTGGTGCTTTTATTTCTGATGAAGCAGTTATACAAGGCACATATTTAGCTAAGCCACGTCATTATTTTTCTGGTAGTGAAAATACTTTTGCGCAGAATAATCAAGGTTATCACACGTTCGTCGTGCCGACCGCCTTGAATTGTGGTTTGATATATAATTCTACGGTACCGTTTGAAAATGTTCAGTTCTTCACTGTTGGTACGACAAATATCAATGTAAAGATGAAAGTCAGAACTATGGTAAATACAAGAACTATTCCTACTGCTTTTACTGAAATCATTTTGAAGGGTATTCATGGTGTTGATTATACATGGGGATTAGTAGCTCATGTAAATGGCACTTGGTTACCAGATGGTGGTTGGTATAGATGGAATGGTTTTCCAGTTCTTTATCCAACTATGTTCATTGACGGTAGTGCTGTGAAAGTTGAAGAATCTTCTACTTTACCAAGCGATTATAATATCGATATGATAATTGACTACGAAATTATACGATAATAAACTATAAGGTAAACAAATTTTTTTCAAATGATATATGTATATCTATCCTATATTATATCATTTGAAAGAAAAAAGTTTACCATATAACTTTACTAATTTTATATAGAAGATGGTTGAAATATATCATCTTCTTATTCAAGAGCATTCTTGTTTCCACGTTCTTGGCTATAAACTAAGTAAATCGGGGGTGAGGGTTGTCATGTACCAAGGAGGCGATTGACACTTGCAATGTTGATGGAAGAGTTCGATTCTCTTACGATCCACTGATATTTTCATAACAACGGTGGTTATGAATGAAAAAAGATTCACCGGTCAATAGGAAACATATTTATTATGAATTCAGAACAAGTCAATGAACTCTACAAGAAATACGCTAATGTAGAGGAAAAATCCAAAACTGAAACTGATAAGGTTGAAACCCCGGCGAAGGTTGATACTAAGGCAGAAGAGGTCAAGGAAGAACCGAAAGCAGCTGAGACTATCGATTCTGACAATAAAAACTCAGATACAGCAAAGGAAGAGACTAAGGCTACGCCGGCCGAAGACAAACCTAAGGCTGATGAAAAGAAACCTACTTATTCACAGCAAGACAAAATTGATTTTGCTTTTCAGAAGAAACAAGCAAAAATCAAAAAGCTCGAAGCTCGTAATAAGGAACTCGAAGAAGAAATCAGGAAGATGAAAGATCTGAAACTTGAAGATTTCAAGGGACAGGTTGATAAGTACGTTGATTACAAGGTTGATTATAATTCAAAGCAGCAAGAATATAATAGGAATAAGGAAGAAGCTATCCGTTTCCAAAATGAAGAAGCTGAACGAATCAACAATGAAAAAATCACACGTTGTTTTCCAGATCCAGCAGAACAGCAAAAATATAATCAGATTGTTCGTGTAGAAGGACCTAAGTTGGTTGCAAAACTCGACGAAGATGATCCTGAACAGGCAGTTTTAGGTTACCTTGATGATTCTGAACTGGCACCGGTACTTATTCGTCTGTTGATTGCAGAACCTTCTTATCTGAACGAAGTTCTTACTAAGAGATCCGCTATGGGTAAATATCGTGCTATGGAAAAGCTGGAAGAAAAAGTTCGTTGGGCACAGGAAAAAATGAGTCAACCAAAGGAAGAAGCACCGGTTGAAAAAGAAGAAGAAAAGAAACCTGCTATTCCAGTTATTGGATCCGTGACTAAGTCTGAAGCTCACAAAGATACTAAACCTGTGTTTGACCCTAATGCGGTTTTACACAAATTGAAAACAAAAAACAAATATCACAAATAATAAATGGTCTTATTGACCGAAGGAAAATAAAATTATGGCTATTGCTTCTAATAATACATTTGTTACTAACAAGCTCTGTACGCTTGTTGCTATTCGTGCAGCTGAAGCTGCTGGTTACCTTACTGTTGGTTCTAAAAAGTATTTTGCTAATCAGATTGCTGGTAAGAACAACGGTCAGGATTATGATTTCTATATTCGTGACACTGGCGACGCAGTCAACCGCCTTGCTTACCAGTCTGGTGATAAGATTGCTCTTTCTGAACGCAAGGTCACCCTTTCTCTCGACCCATGGCACGTTCTCATCAATACCAACGCTATCGAAAAGTATACCGATGTCGAAGACTGGGAAGATGAAATTGCTAAGCCGAATGGTCAGAAGTTGATTCAGGGTGTTGTTCGTAAAGCTATCGAAAACGACCTTGGTAAAGTTGGTACTGCATTCATTGGTTCTGGTTTCGCACCGCTCTCTCAGGCTGCTGGTCACCTTGCTTCTGTTGTTTCTGAAGACCTTTATGGCTTCGTTGATCCGAACGTTGAAGCTATTTTGACTTCTAACGGTCAGCAATTTGTACCGGTTGATGCACCTGATATGTATTCTAAGGGATTGCTTGGTCGATTCCACGGTGCTGAATATCGTGCACAGCGTTGGATGCCGGTTGTAAATATCACTTCTGGTGTTTCTAATGCACTCAATTCTGCTTCTGTTACCGCAGCTGCAGTAAATAGTGATGATGACAAGATTTTCAACCTTTCTATTTCTGGTGCTTCTATTTCCGGTATTACAATTCCTAAGGCTACACCGCTCTTCATCGAAGGTGTAAAGGCTTGTGATACTGTTGGTGATGCAACTTCTATGGATCAGGCATTCATCGTTCTCGAAACTGTTACCGCAACCGCTAACACTGTTGTTGTAAAGGTTCGTGCTAAGGATATCACTAAGGGTGGTACTCGTGAAATTGCTAAGGAAGACAACTCTAGCTTCTCTGCTGTTTCTGCTATCACTGGTGCTGTTTCTGCTCCTGAAGCTGGCAAGTACTTCACTGGTATTGTTCGTGCTGATGGTTCGTTCGAATTCGAAACTCTTGACAAGCTTGATGCAGCTGGTGCTGAATACGAAAAGTCACCGAACGTTGAAGGCCTTACTGTTCACCAGAACCGCCTTGTCGACCTTCGTGAAATGACTGACGACACTCGTTGGGACATTGTTACCCTTGCTGGTACGGTTGAACCGCGCGCTGTTGCTATGTTCTACGTCAAGTAATCATAAGTAAACAAATATTAGTAAAGGGTTGGTCAAATGACCGCCCTTTTTCTATTTTATAATGCAGAGGTAAATATGCTTTATACTTTATATTTTGTTTTTGCTATTTTAGCTTTAGGTTGTATTTTCTTTGATGAAGATGACTGGAGGAAATAAATGGAATCGTGTGATAACTGTAATAGTAAATGTAAACACTTGTCAGATTGCTTAGATTTGATGTATAAGGATATGTTACAACGTTGTAATATAAACTATAAGGTTGAAGATAAAACAACTGCAGAACACACATATGAACAAACAAATGACGGTCTGGGTGAAGGCATTGGATTTCAAAGACTAAGACGAATTACCGGTTATTTGGTTGGCGATGTTTCACGTTGGAATAATGGAAAATATGCCGAACTTATGGACCGTGAAAAACATGACCTGGAGGATAACGATGAATAATATAATCATAAAGGATTGGTCTAACTGTTGTGATTATGAAAAGGTAAATGGATTATATGTTCTAAAACAAAACGTGTATATCGAATTTACTTATAACGGTTCTAGACTTAGATTTGTCGTTGATAAAGGCGCCATGACAGATGGCTTGTCAGTTCCTAAAATATTCAGATGGTATTTACCTGATTGGAATAATAAGAATATTCTATATAATATTGCTGGAATTTGTCATGACGGTATGTATGGTTCTGAAATGATTAGTAAAGATATAGCTGACCTTATATTCTATAATGGTTTGATTACCGCAGGAATATCTAAGACTAAGGCTTCAGCAGCTAAATATGCAGTTCAATATCTTGCTGGATTACATTATGGTAAAAAACATGACGATTTTGGAATATCACCTTATTGTCATTTGATTATTATATAAAATAAAAACCTTAGATTTTACTCTAAGGTTTCTTTTTTACTAGGAGAAATAAGACAAAACTTTTGGATTACTAAAGAAACTGTGTTTATTGAGTGTTTTTGTTAGTTTTATTGTGACGTTTTATTGTGGTATTCGATTCCTTT